CCACAACCTGCCCAAACCCGGCGGAGACATACAGCGCGCGGCAGATGGCTTCCTCGTTATAGCTGCCGCTGCGCCACAAGGGCAGCAGCACCGCGGGCAGAACGCCGCAGCTGCCCGCCGTGGGCGCGGCGACAATTCGTTTCATGCAGGCGTTGCATTCGGCGGTTTTCAGGGCTTCGGCCATCACCTGGGCCAGATAGCCGCCGGTCAACAGCTGGCCGCGGGCTTCGGCTTCGGCCACTTTGGCAGCATCGCCGCCCGCAAAGCCGCTGGCGGAACGATCCGCGCCACAGTAGTTATCGCTGGTTTGCACCATCACCTGCCACAGGTGGTGCATTTCGGCCAGGGACTGGGGGCGGGTCAGCCCGCTTTCCAGCAGGTCGCTCTGCAAAATAACGTCCCACAGGGGCTGGTTGTTCTGGCGGCTGACGTTCAGCATTGCGTTAACGGAAGAATATGCCATAATCACGCGCCCTCCTTTGTTTCGGTCTGCTGCGCAAGGTTCAGACCGGTCACTTTCACAATGCCCTGCATGCCGCGCAGTTCGGCAATTAAGGCGTCCGGCAGGGGCTGGTCACATTCCAGCACCATTACGGCATAGCCCCCGGCGGTGGAACGGTACAGCTGCATGGTGGCAATGTTGATGCCCCGCTGCGCCAATGCGGTGGTCACTTCGGCCACATGGCCGGGGGTATCCTGATTGTGAACGATCAGGGTGTTGTGGTCGCCGCCAAAGTTGGTGGTAATGCCGTCAATCTGGCAGATGTTGATGCGCCCGCCGCCGATGGAAGCACCCATTACTTCCAGCTTGCGGCCGCTCACCCCTTCCAGCCGCAGCAGGGCGGTGTTGGGGTGGGCACCGCGCAGCACCACGGTGCCGATGGTATAATCCAGCCCGGCCTGCTGCGCCAGGGAAAAGCTGTCCGGGATGCGTTCATCGTCTGGCAGCATGCCCAGCAGCCCGGCCACCAGCGCACGGTCGGTACCGTGGCCGCGGCCTGTGGCGGCAAAGCTGCCATGCAGCAGGATCTCGGCGGTTTTTGGGGCTTCGCCCAACAGGTTGCGCGCTGTAAGCCCAATGCGCACCGCGCCAGCCGTGTGGCTGCTGGAAGGGCCTGTCATCACGGGGCCCAGCACATCAAATAAGCGCATGATGTTATCCCTCCTGGAGTGTACCTGAAAAGTCGAAAATCTGGCCTATTTCTTTGCTTTCAGATACACCTTATAAAAAACCGGGCTGCGCGCCGCGGTTTTGGCCTGATAGTTAAAAAGGCGCGGCCAAAAAACAGGTCGCGCCTCATTGCAAAAACAGTATAGCATATCGCGCAGGTGTTTGCAAGTGGGGGACAGCACGGAAGAAATGCCCAAAAACTTTAGGGCAATACCGCATAATTCTAAGTGCCGATACGGCGAGCGAGGTGCGGCAGCTGCTAAGCCAAAAGCGCAGAT